TGTACGGGATGTAAACATCGTCTGCCAAGCACAACTTTGACACCATGCGGCCCAATTGGTAGTCGTAGTAGACCTTCTTGAAGGTCGAGCCACCGTAGCCAGTGTAAAAAAGCTGCTGGTCAAACTCAGGCGTGTACTCTTCCATCACCGTGGTGATCTGATAGTTCATGAAGTCTTGCACACGGCCAGCCTGCTGGAACTTTTCCACAGTCTCTTTGCCCATGATCTGCGAGCGAACAGGGCCACCGGCGGGCATCAGCTCTTTGAAGGCCTGTGCCTGGAACTGAACAATGGCCTCGGTCAGCATTGGATGGGTCGCGCCCGACGCGCCACGGAAGGGCTTGGTGCGCTCTTCCATGCGAAAGCCTAACAGATCGAGGCCCTTGGCGTACATCGACTCCCAATCGGAGCGTGAGCCTTTGTCCGCCTCGAACATGGCCGACACATCCAAGCCGATCTTGGCCAAGACGTCCGGCTCAATGACCTCGGCAAGGTTGGCGTAGAAGTCCACTTCTTCAGCGTCCTGCTCGCCCATCTCCACAGTCGCACCGCCGTCATCTTCAATGATGATTTCGATGTCGGACGAAGGCTCTGGTATGCCACCACCTATCACCACCTCAAGGGTGGGCATCCGGTTCATTGCTTTTTCGATTGCCATGTGTTTTCCTTAGGGCATTTTGGAATTGGGGTTCAGGCCGTCTTTGTATTTTTTAAGCAGTGGCGTAAGCAGCTCGTCTTTTTCGTCTACTCGGGTAGGCTGCAAATATCTTTCAAAGAAATCCAAAACTGCCTTGTCGTACTTAAATGCTGGAACATTGCCCGTGGCACGGCCATTTCCTTTGATCTGTGTTACCACAGGAGTGAACTCATCCATCATCACAACTTCTACAGTAGTCACCGGTCTATTTCTGTTGTCACGTAGAGTATAGACCTGATACTTGCCTGAGTTAAATGCGGCCATTTTTTCCGGTGAATAACCTACTCCTCCCCTTTCAAAGCCTCCAACAGAGTGACCCACGTATGCACCCTCAGGTACGGTGGCTTTGCGATCCTCAATGCGTTTCCAAGCAAAGCCTTCCATTGGCCCTTCTTTAAACTGCAAAAGTGGGGCGCTTACTCCCTCTGAAAACACCGAGTTCGCAACAGGCTTGCCCGCCTCAATACGTTTAATAATGGTGTCAAACTCAAACTTTTTCTCGCCTATTTTTAATGCGCCCTGCACCGCATCTTCAAAACGGATGCTGGCGGCTTCTCTGGGGGAAAGGCTGTTCAGGTAGGTATTGATTGCAGGGGCATTAAATACGGGCTGTAAGGGGGCTCCAAACCCGTAATTTAAATCATAAACAGGTTCTCCTTTGTCAATGGCCATCTTTACATTTTCAGAAAGCAAGCCCTCCCCTGTCTCTGTCTCGCCCTTAACAGGAGCCTTTTGGCCGCCGCCAAAGATTTGATCGATTAAGCCGGTCTTTTTAGGCTCCGCCACCTTGTTAGCGTTTGTTGCCGCTTCATAGGCCTTAAACAAAAGACCTGCAGTGTCTGTGCCGTCGCTAATAATTCTGTCTGGCTCCACCCGTGACTTGGCCACCGTTCCTACCTTTGTGTTGATTAACTCAGGACGCACGCCTTGCGCAAGCAGTTTGTCCTGTTCCCTGGTTTCCGCCGCAAGGCCTTGCAGCTTTCCTTCCTCCGACAGTGAATAAGCACTCTTTGGATTGGCGGCAGCGGGGTCAATAGTGATAAAGTTGCCCCTAAGGCCCGTGGCTTGGTCATAGCGTCGCGTGAAGTCTTCTACGGCCTCCGGGAACTTGGGGAAGAATCTTCCCTCAGGAGCGCCCGGTCCCACAAAGCCCTCGGGCTTGGCCCCCTCTTTGTACCGTGTCTTGCCCTGTGCCAAGGAAAACATAAGATGCTCAGGAAAGCCCCGTTCTATGTCCGAAGACAAAGCTGGTCCCTTAAGCCGGCCTGTTTTAATGCCTTCCATAACCGGGTCATCTGGCGTACCAAACTGCCGTTCAAAATAGTTTCTGGCTTTTTTGTTCCAAAAATCGCTAAGGATTAGTGCCTGTCCTTCGCCTTGGCCCGCCGTTACAATACTGGCGTCTGTAAGACCATTATTTATAAATCTGTCAATGTTACCGACATTGTCTTTCGGGCCCACAGGGCCGGTGAGTATGGTGCTGCCGGTCGGGCGGACAGCGTATGACGCGCCTGGCACCGACAACTGACGGTTGTACTGCTGGAAGTCCTTGGCCACTTCAGTGGCAGCCTTGCCGGTCTTTTCTGCCGCCTTGACCCCTGCGCGCGTGACGCCAGCAGGATTGACCAGGTTGGACAACAGGTCGCCAGCGGTGTAGAAGCCCTTGGCGGCTGGGTCGGTAGGTGGTGCCTGGCGGATGCCACGCTCAGTCATAAAGTTTTTGATGTAGTCGCTTGTGCCTACCTGCCCTGCAGGCGCTTGCCCTGTCAAGCCCTGACGGACCAGCATCGCTATGTCCATGGGCGCGCCTGCCAAGTTGTACGGCATCTCCGTCATGCCCTTGGCCATGTTGATGTAGGCGTCCCCTGACTGGAGCTGACGGCTGATCTCGCCTTGCTTGCGGCCTTTGCCAGACTTTGGTGTCACGAACGCTGGACGGCTTGCGGCGTCAATCTCTTCTTGCGATAGCTCGCCTTCGACAGGGCTGCCTTCGGCGCGGTCCACGGTCATCGGCATGGCACGGCGACGGGCCAGTTCAGCGTCCTCGCCTTTGTTCAGTTCACTAGGCGTCAATGCCGCCCCCGCCACAGAACCCACACGCCCCAATGCTGTCAAGAAGTCAGAGGGGTTGATGTCATTGTTTTTAAGCCACTTGCCAATGTCAGCAACCGCGCTGGACTTTTTTGCTTCACCGCCATCCTTGAAGCGGTTCTTGGTCAGGCGGTTCTTGGTCAGTGTTGGGCCTTCCAAGGTCGGCGCGCCAAAGGTGTCAGCAGACAAGCCCTTGGCCTTGTTCTGCGCTGCACGGATTTTGAGCTGATACACACGGGCCAGTTCTTCCATCTGCGCACGGGCAGAGTCCGGATTCCTTGCGGTGGGAGTCACATCCTTCATGGCCCCCAGGTCACCTCTGCCCAAACCTTCAAAAGGCATTTGCATGCTCTTGTCAGCAGTTGCGCCCCCGCCAGGTGCGGTTCTCACGCGTTTGATAGACTGTCGCGTGGGCGACACCTTGCCCAAGTTGCCCAGGTCCGCCAGCATCTTCTGCGCCGTTCCAACAGGGTCGGTGTTGATGACGTCATCTGGCACTTCGTCCGACAAGGTCTCGGTGTTTTGCGCCAGCAAGGCGTTCACGTCCACACCGCCGCCTTTGGCAAAGCCGTACAAAGGGTTTGCGCCTGGTGCATAGATTCGGTTGTCCAAGCGGTCAGTGGTAATGCCCGCATTCTGCTGCCCACCCAGCATCATGGGCGATAAATACGGGTTTGCGTCAAGCACGCTCATTGTGTTTTTTGCCGATCCAATCGGGCCCACCGCACCTACTGCACCCACACCACGGCTGGTGTAGTCTGATACGGTTGACATAATGTTTGGCGTGTCCGCAGCATATTGGCTACCTGCTTGTATCATGCCCGGCATTTTCCTTAGCCCCAAAGTTGGCATTGAAGGTGCCGTATATGGAATGGCAGGCGTCGTGACCGGGGCAGTTCTGGGAGGGGTCGGTACTACTGGAGAGGTCGGTCCTACTGGAAGAAGGGGCCTTACGGGTAAATTAGGGGGAGGTGTTACAGGGGGAGGCGCGACAGGTGGGGGCGCTACAGGTGGGGGCACTGCCGGAGGAAGGGCCAGAGTGGGCGTTGTAACTTTGTTTATTGGAATCTTGGCCAAGTCATCTCTGGCTTTGGTTTCCGCAGCAGCTTTAAAAGCGGCGGCTCTAACAGCAGCGTCCGCAGCAGCCCTATCAGCGGCGTCCTTTTCCGCTGCCGCCCTGGCAGCAGCGTCCGCAACGGCTTTTGCGTCCGCAGCAGCCTTGGCGTCCGCAGCCGCTTTGGCGTCCGCAATCACTCTAGCACTTGAAGCAGCCCTTAAATCCGCAAGCTCTCTTGCATCAGCAGCAGCCTTGGCAACAGCCGCTTTTTCAGCAGCAGCCTTAGCAGCGGCAGCCTGCCTGACAGCGCCTGCCTCATTGGAGGCTTTGGCAGCAGCAATCCTCCTGGCCTCAATACTCCGGGCGGATTCTCCATACGTGGAGCCTATTGTTGTTGATGGACGTATTGGTTCATAAAACTCCGGCAAGCCTGTCTCAGGGTTAATGGTTCCCGAGCCGCCTTGCTCTTGCAAGAGCTGTAGTGCTTCAGGCGACAGATACGCCAGCAATTCATCGCCGCCACGGCCCGCTGCCGCTACCTCGTCGGCCAGTGCCATGGTCTCCTCTGCGCCCTCGTCTTGCATGACTTCGCCGCCCTCAGCCATCATGCGACTGAAGGCGTCGTTGTACGCTGCGCGCTGCGCCTCAAAAGCATCTATCTCTCTTTGACGCACGTCATAGTCAGCATTATTCATATTACCCCGGCCAAGGAATTAGTTGAGACATTTTAAGCGTCAATAGTACTCCGGCACAAGCTCCCTTTTCTCACCTTCCTCATTGTCGTCAGTGGCCAAGCTGATGAAGTTGCCACGACGGAATCTGTCCATGGCCATGGTGGTGCTGTCAACCATGTCGTCGTTGTCGCCATTTGGAAAGGCCGCGCATTCCTCTACCAAGAGTTCCGCCCAGTCCGTGTCCGGGGCCCAGACCATGCCGGCCTCAAACACAGGGGCCACCGCGTTGGCCCGCGCCACTTTGTCAGTGCCCGACCTGCGCCCGCCCGGCGAGTACATCGTCACAGGAATACTCATGCGCCGCAGCTCCTGCTGTAAGGGTGTACCCGTAGCTTTTGCCTCGATCAACACATTGTCAGGCTGCCAAAAGTCGTATTGCTCCTTGGCAATGCGTTTCAGTTCAGGGAAATCCCAGCGCCCACGTTTCACGTCCAACAGGATAATCGACGCCCCGGAATCCTCGTTCATGTAGAACACGCCCCAGGTCGTGATGACAGAATAGTCAGCCGTCTCCTTCTTGGAATACGCCGTGTCCAAGGACTGGATGATGTAGTTCACCTCAGGCGGATCGTCCTTTGGCCAGACTTTCCACCACTCCCGCTTCAGAATTGCACCCTCGTCGTTGGTGGGCTGCTGCTGATACATCGCGTTCCACTTTTGCGCAGACAAGGAGGCTTTGACGCCTTCCAACTCCTCGAGCTTCCAAAATCCAGGCCAGAGCGGACGCCCACTTGGCATGATTGCCGGGAACTCAATGACCTCCCATTGGTCCGCGTTTCGCGATTTTTGAGCCTTCAATAAACGCGCCGTCAGGTCCTTTGTGCCCCACCTTGTCATCACAATGACGATCGCACCACCTGGCTGCAAACGCGTGCGTGGGCCAGAGATATACCACTCCCAGGCGTTGTCCAAAGCAAGGTCACTCATTGCATCTTGTTCCGAGTGCGGGTCGTCAATGATCAAGACGTCCGCGCCACGGCCGGTCATCGCGCCGCCCACACCGACGGCAAAGTATTCCCCGCCTTTGTTCGTGTCCCACCGGCCAGCAGCCTTGCTGTCTTGCTTCAAAGCAACGTCAGGGAACACGCTCTTATATGTGTCCATGTCCATCAGGTCACGGACTTTCCGGCCGAATCGCACGGCTAACTCGCTGTTGTGGGTCGCTTCAATGGCCTTGGTTCGCGGGTCTCTTCCCATCAGATATGCAGGGAGGAGATAGCTTGCAAACTCGGACTTCGTGTGACGAGGCGGCATGTTGATGATCAAACGCTTCAAGGACCCAGCGGCAATGCGGTCGAATGCACGGGCCATGATCGTGTGGTGTTCACCGAGGATCGCGTTGGGCCAGACGTAGCGCACGAAGTCAATGAAGCTGGTCCTGGCCTTGTCTTGCGTGTCAATCTGCGCGAGGCGGTATTCAAGTTTAAGACGCTCGGCGTCAATTTCTTCAGGGATCATAGGGGGTCCGTTTCGTTTCAAATTTTTAAATATTTTGACACGAGTTGACTTTGTTGACAAAGGGGGCCCTTTTTTATTTAGGGCCAAAACTGTTCCACGGGAAACCAACCGTGTGAAAAAGGGCTAAAGCCTGCGCAGCCCGGACCCGGGCCGTTTTTTTGGGCCCGGGTGGGGTGGGCGCTCACTTAGGCGCCAAGGCGCGCGGACCGGGGCCCGCGAACCCGGCCACGCGGCCCACGGCCCACGCGACGCGGACCGGGGCGCGCGGGCCTAATGTTTGTGGACCTGGCCACCGGATCACAAACACCAGGCACCAGGTGGACACAAACACAAACACCAGGCAGCAGCTCCGGCACCAGGTCGGCCGGCAGCAGCTCGGCCACCAGGTCGGCCACCAGGCAGCAGCTCCGGCAGCAGCTCGGCCACCAGGCAGCAGCTCCGGCAGCAGCTCGGCCACCAGGGCGACGGCCACCAGGGCGACGGCCACCAGGGCGACGGCCACCAGGGCGACGGCCACCAGGGCGACGGCCACCAGGGCGACGGCCACCAGGCAGCAGCTGCGCGAATAACTGCAGCAGCTGCGATTGACCTGGCAGTAAATAACTGCAGCAGCTGCGATTGACCTGGCAGTAAATAACTGCAAACCAGGCAGCGCGGACCACGGCCGGCAGCAGCTCGGCCACCAGGGCGCGCAGCTCGGGCCACGGCCGGCAGCAGCTCGGCCACCGGCACCAGGTCGACCGGCAGCAGCTCCGGCAGCATGCGATACGCGGGCCACGGTTCACGGGCCGAGCGGCCGGGGCCGAGGGCCTGGCATGGCCACCAGGGCGCGGGCCGGGTTATGCTTATTTTGCATAATGTCCCAGGGGGCCCGGTTCGATACCGGGCACAAAAAAGCCCGGCACGCGGCCGGGCTCGGGTCGGGTGAAACCGGCCGGACTATGCGGGCATGCCGGCCAGCTCGGCCAGCTCACTTAGGGCACGGTCGGCCAGCTCCAGGGCGCGGGCCCGCTCGGGCACCACGTGCTCGGCCACCACGCCACGGCCCGGGCGGGTAACCGTCACCACGTGGGCGGCCCAGGTGGGCGACCACGCGACGCGGATCAAACCCACGTCGGCCACGTGCACCAATTGCACGAGCTGCAGGCGCGGCCTCATGCGCGCTCGACCCGGATACCGCCACGCGGGCCCAGGCTCAAAACCAGGTCGGGGTATTCGACGAGCTCGGCCCGGCTCGGGGCCAGGTGTATCGACGCGTCGAGCTGCTGCCCGTATTCGGCCAGGTCGTGCGCTTCATACCCATAAGCGGCCACGGCGTCGGCGCGGGTGCGGTAGCGGCGGGCTTGGTCTAAATCATCCGCGCCTAAGCGCAGGTAATAGCGCGTTTTCATGCTGCCCCCTCGGTGGCGGCCAGGGCGGCCCGGATCGCGGCCAATTCAGGCGCGGACATACCGGCCAGGGCGGCGGCCAGGCGGTCGGCGGCCAGGTCGACCGGCTCGGTTCGCTCGAGGCACCAGGCGGCATCGGCATAACCGGGCAGCTCTCGGCCCTCGGCCTCGGCCGGGCCATATGCGATCGACCAGGGGCCGAGCACGAGCTGCACGGCCACGTCGCGGATTAATGCCAGGTCTTCCGATGCGTCGCACAGGTCCCAGGCCGACCAGTCGCTGCACTGATAGGCCAGGCAGTCGCAGGCCTTGATTATTTCCACCGGCTGCAGGCCCAGGGCGGCCGACCGGTCGAAACCCCCAAAAGGCAGCGCCTCGGCATCATGCCGGCCCGCGTAACGCTCAGAAAAGGCGGCGCGGTTAGCAGCGGCCAGGCCGAGCGCGACGGCGTCGGGAGAATCATCTAAGGGCACGCCCTTATCGACGGCCCAGGCCACAATGGCCGATACATGAAAATCAGAAACAACAAAGCAGCTCATAAAATTCTCGCTTTCTGGGTTAGCCCCGGCCACCGTGGCCGGGGAATTAAATTTTAACTTAAAAAATATACTTTGTGCAACAAAGCAACAAACACAAACAAAAAGCCCGGCACGCGGCCGGGCTCGGCGGCCGGGTCGGCCAGGTTATGCGGACACGCCCAAGTCGGCATCGGCCAAAAGGTCGACGGCCCGCGCCTTAAGAGCTGCCCCGGTGCCGAACCACGCGCTTTCGATGCGCGTGTTATTGCTACGGCCCCGCTCGTGGTCGACGAGCTCGGTCACGGCATTGAGCATAGCCCACCGGGTGCCGGCCACGCCGGCCAGGTCGGAGCCGATGGCCTGGCCGTTAAATAACTGCATGATGCGAACGTAGGCCTTCGACTCAGTCACCGGGCGCGCGCTCGAATGGTAGGGGCGCAGCAGCTCCGACACAAACACGTCGGCGTCGGCCTGGTCCATACCCTGGCCGGCCAATTGGCGCGATTGAACTAAAAAATTCTCGAATGCATTCGCCACAATGCCGAGCTGCAGGCGGACCGCGTCGGCGTCGAATCGCTCAGAGTGCAGCACGCGGACCGCGCTTTTTAAATAGCCGGTGTTTTTCTCGCTTTCGCCCTTAATAACGCGGCCGTTAGAGTAACCGCCCACGGCGGCGGTTATCGTGTTATTACAGACCACGCGAATGGCCGTGAATTTTGCGACGGTGGCCATGGTGCCGTCATAACTGGTGCCGAGCAATAAAAAAGGCCGGACCAGGTCGGCACCGACGACCGGGGCAGCATCGCCTACGCTGGCCAGGGCCCAGACGCGGCGGCCGTCACTCAGGGCCCCGGCGGTTTCAAGTCGAAAACCCCCTAAATCCACCAGGGTGCGGAAAAAATCCATAACCTGGCCGGGCTGCACTACGTTATAGGCATTGGAGACAACGGCCAAGGGCGCGCCGGTGTCGGAGCGGTGTAGAACTTTACGAGCCGGCCAGGTTTGCACGTCGGTGCATGCCGGGGTCGAATACTTGACGGGGCTTTCAAGTACGTCATAAGCCAAGCCCGCCTCGCGGGTCCAAGTTTCAATTGTGGCCCCGGGGGTTAAGGCCTGGCCGAGGCCATGCCAGGGGGTTTGTCCGGTAAAGGCCATGGCAGCGCGGCCGGTGGTGGTGTCGATCATGTGAGCCATTTTGATTTCTCGCTTTCTGTGGTTAAGTTATGCCGGGAAAATTTGCCCGACGACTGAATATTAGACTAATAAATAAACCCTGTCAACAGGTCAACTAATAGCGCGCCCAAGGTCGCCCGCGATATGGTGGCGCAGCAATGAGCCCGGGGGCAGCGTGCGCGCGAACGCGGCCACGGCGGCCGCATCATCCGGCGCGCCGGTTTTTCTGGTGGCATGCCACGCGATCGCAGCGTGCCCCTGGCCGGCATAGCACCCACCAGGGTCGGCGGCACCGGCGGCCACTTTCTTCGATTGTGAGCCATGAGCCACAAACACAATGACGTAATCGCGGTCCCCACGCGCACAGAGGGGGCGGCCGTTGCCACAGGTCGCGCAGGTAAAGCCGGAGCCCTCGGGGCTTAGTTGCTCGGGGCATTGCACAAACCGCACGCCCTCGAAAACATAAGGCCACACAGTACCGGCCGGGGCGGCCACCGTGGCCGGGTGCCCGGCGCGAACGGCGGCCACGGCCTGGGGCAGCGTGTCGGCGCTGTAGTTTATTGTCGTTTTCCCGGGCGCGGGCTTAGGCAAATTTTCAAAGCCAAAATGTGAATAGGTCCACGCCTGGCCATGACGCGGCACCGCGTCATAAACGGCGGCCAGATAATCGGGGTCGACCAGGTCGGCCCCATGCCGGCCGTTCGGATTCAGGGCGCACGTTGTCGGGCACGTGCCGAACGTGTGATGCGCGCCGGCCCGGTACGTGGTCGCGATCGGCCCGGTTTTTTTGTTGCTACTTTGGCGGATTGTCTTAAGCATAAAAAATTCTCGCTTTCTTCTTTCTGGTGGCCGGGCGGGTTGCTGGCCTGCGAATAATTTTAGTGCAACATGTCAACATGTCAACCCCCTACGTAAAAAAAAAAACCCGGCGCGGTGGCCGGGTCGGGTCGGGTCGGGTCGGGTTAGTCGGCCAGCTCTCGCATCTCGCGCAGCTCTACGGCTATTCGGCGGTACTTTTCAAAAAGGTCCGGGAAAGCGCCCAAGATGCGGGCCTGGTTGTCGGCGTCCGCGCGGTAGTAAGCCAAGGCCAGGGCAGCAGCAAAGCCGCCACCCATTTTTTCCATGGTTTGCGCTGCGCGGTGGTTTGCTTCGGCCAGGGCCTGTATGTGGTTGTTCATATATAGCTGTTTAAGTTCATGGCTCATTTTTTTCTCCAGGTTAAAGACGACGGTCGGCCAAGGCCTGGTCGGCCTCGGCGGCGCAGGCCTGCCAGGCGGCCCAGGAAATAAAACCGGTTTCAGCGTCGGGCGGCGTCTCGGTGGCCAGGATGTCGGCCGCGTATATGCGCATTGCCTCAAGTACAAAGGCCTGCATCAGCGGGCCGGTGCTGGCCTGCTCCATGATGCGCACTACAAATTTTGTGTTTGTTTCACGTGTCATGCTATTACCCTTTCTAAGATTTCCGAACCGGTCAAAAGCTGTACATCGTCAAGATCGGTGCGCTCCCATGTCTGAAAATTCCAGAGTATGGGACCGTCTGTATCGTCGAATTCGTTGCGATATATAAAGGCATAGTCGGCAAAATTACTGTGCGTCGAAAAACCCTGGGCGGCCTTTTGCAATGCGTGCCCTCTGTCGATGGCCTGCACCAGCACGATTTTGACGTGCACCTTTTTGCGCTTGTCGGAGGGGATGCCCCCCACGATTACGTTTACTGCATGGATTTGCATGGTGTCCCCTTATGTGCGGATTGTAAAAGTGTTGTTGTCTAAAAATTCTTTTAACTTTTCGTCCAGGTCGATGTTGTCGGCCAGTTTGTCAGTGTCGAATTCTCCCGCCAGGTCGGCCAGGTCGATATCACTCGCGATGTCGTTGAGCTGGCTATCGGTCAACTCGCCCGCAAGCTGTGCGGTGTCAATGTGCGCGGCGATGGTCACCAATTGCATGTCACTCAAGTGCTGGGCGATCGTGTCGAGCTGCTCATCCCCCAGGTGCCCGGCCGTGGTGGTCGAGACTGCCAGGTTCAGGATTTTGGCCTCGAGGGCTTCAACCCTGGTGGCCAGCTCGTCCATGTTCTTTGAGTGCTGCGCATGCCATTGGGCAATTTCGGCAGCCAGGGCGGTTTTCATTGCGTCAGAAAATGCAGACTGCAACGCAGTCAAAAAAATATCGCTCATGGTCTTTCTCTCTTTCTAGGTTACGGCCTCGCGGACTGCTTGGCCTGGTTGTGATTCTAGATCAACTCAAAACAACTTGTCAACTACCTCCACCAAATATTTTGTGAAATAAATAAAACCCCAACAG